ATGGATATATGGTAGACGGATGATGTCACAGGTTCGAATCCTGTCGTTCCAATTGCGATTTTAATTCGCAGTGAGAGGTCTTGAAAAGGTCACACATCGTGTGGCTTTTTTTGATTATTCGAAAGGTGGTGATGGAAAATTGAATGAATTGACGATAAAACAAAAGAGATTCGCAGATGAGTACATCATCTCAGGTAATGCGACGGAAGCTTATAAGAAAGCGGGCTATCGTGCTTCTAGCGATAGGGTGGCAGGTGTTGAAGGACATAAGTTACTAAAGAATCCTAAGATTAAAAGCTATATAGATGAACGGTTGAAACAACTTGATTCTGAGAAAATTGCAGATCAGCAAGAAGTCCTTAGTTACCTAACATCGGTAATGCGAGGAGAGACGCAAGAACAGACCTTGATAAGCATAGGAGAATTAGGTCAAACGATTACGGATATTGATGTCGGAGCAAAAGATAGAATCAAGGCAGCCGAACTTTTAGGAAAACGGCATAGGCTTTGGACAGACAAAGTAGAGGCTGACATTTCTGGAACGGTGGTGTTTGCGAATGAGTCAGACATACCAGATTAAACAGAACGATATTGTTGTTGACCTACCTAAGACAGTTGGCGGGGGGTACGGACAGTTCTGGCGTTCAAGAAATCTTTATCGTGTAGTCAAAGGGTCCCGTGGTTCGAAGAAGTCCAAGACAACCGCTTTAAATTATGTTGTCCGTCTTTTGAAATATCCCTGGGCTAACTTACTTGTTATTCGTAGATATTCGAATACGAACAAGCAATCTACCTATACAGATTTTAAATGGGCGTGTAATGTGTTGGGCGTGACTCATTTGTTTAAATTCAACGAGTCTTTGCCTGAAATAACTATAAAAGCGACTGGTCAAAAAATACTGTTCCGTGGTCTGGATGATGAACTAAAAATCACATCTATCACGGTCGATGTTGGTAGTCTTTGTTGGGCATGGTTTGAGGAAGCATATCAAATTGAGACTGAAGATAAATTTAGTACAGTAGTTGAGTCAATCCGTGGTAGCTTAGATGTACCTGATTTCTTTAAACAAATCACAGTCACATTTAACCCGTGGAATGAGCGACACTGGCTCAAGCGTGTGTTCTTTGATGAAGAGACGAGACGGGCTGACACATTCGCTACTACGACTACTTATAAATGCAACGAGTGGCTGGATGAAGTCGATATCAAACGCTATGAGGATTTGTATCATACGAATCCAAGACGGGCTAGAATCGTTTGTGATGGCGAATGGGGAGTTGCTGAAGGTTTAATCTATGAAAACGTGACTGTCAAGGATTTCGATAAGGATGAACTACTACAAGATTCAGCTAATAAGTTATGTATCGGTCTTGACTTCGGTTTTACTCACGATCCAACCGCTTTGTGTTGTTCGCTCATAAACGATACAACGAAAGAGATTTATGTCTTTGATGAGGCGTATAAAGTCGGATTGATAACCAAAGAAGTCGCTAAGATGATAAAAGATAAAGGGTATCATCGCTCACGGATCATTGCTGATAGCGCTGAATTACGATTGATTGAGGAATTGAGGTCAGAACATGGTATAACTCGAATTAAAGAGAGTCGTAAAGGTAAGGATAGTATTATGGCTGGCGTATCCAAGTTGCAAGGATACGCTATTTATGTGCATCCGGATTGTAAAAACATCATGGATGAATTTTATAGCTATTGTTATCAACAAGACAAAGAAGGTAATTGGTTGAATAAACCAGAAGATAAAAACAACCACTTGATGGACGCTTTACGTTACAGCCTTCAATGTATCGAGGGTGGGAAAGCAACCGTCCGCAGACGTTCTGATTATGGCCTATAGAGAGGAAAGACATGTACCAATATTTAACCTATCCACGGGATGGATATGATGAGGGTTCTTTGAAGAAAGACCTGATTTACAAATTGATAACGAAACATAGCACTGAAGGCTCACGTTTGAAGAAACTTAAAAGCTACTACTTGGGTGAGCATGCTATCTTAAATCACAAGAGACGTAACGAGAACGCACCCAATTACAAGACGGTAGCTAATCATGCCAAGGACATCGCAGACACAGCTACAGGCTATTTTATGGGCAATCCTATCAAATACAATAACACTGCTGAAGGCGATATTGATGAACTGCTTACAGCCTTTGACGGCGCTGAGATTGACCAAGTAGATGCTCAGAATGCTTTGAACATGGCTATCTATGGGCGTGCTTATGAGTACATCTATGCTAAAGAGGGATTGACTGAGTTGGACTCAACTAGTATTGATCCAGAGAATACCTTCATGGTCTACGATGATAGCATTGAGCGGAAGCCTTTGTTTGCGGTCTACTACTATCAAGTTAAAGATGATACGAAAGACACTACTAAGTATCAGGCTGAGGTCTTTACAGAAAATCTGCACTATCACATGGTGCTGAGAAGTACAGATTCAGGAACAACTCAGAACGAGCAAGTAGAGCCTCACAACCTTGGTCAAATCCCGATTATCGAATATCGCAATAATCACTTTGCGATTGGTGACTACGAGCAACAAATCAGCTTGATTGATGCTTATAATTCTTTGATGGGTAACCGTGTTAATGATAAGGAGCAGGCGGTAGAGTCTATCCTTGTCTTGTATGGTACGCAGTTAGCAGACACGCCAGAAGATGCTAAGGTAGCGATGAAGATTCTTTCTGAAGAGGGTCTTTTGGAATTGCCGGGCGATAGTGCAAGGGCTGAGTTCTTGAAGAATACGCTTGACGAAAGTGCTACGGAAATCTTGCGTACGGCTCTGAAAGAGGATATCTACACATTCAGCCATGTGCCTAACTTGACTGATGAGAATTTCGCAGGGAACACGTCGGGCGTAGCTATGGAATTCAAGCTGATGGGCCTTGAGATGATAACGAAGACGAAAGAAGCGAATTACAAGCGAGGTCTTAGACAGCGGATTGCTATCTTCGCTCACTACTTGGGCATGCAGCAGATTGCTCTTGAAGCACATTCAATCGTGCCACAGTTTAGCCGTGGATTGCCTAAGAACTTGCTCGAATTGTCACAGATTATCAATAATTTGGAAGGTAAGGTCTCACTTCGTCAGCTTATTTCACTCTTGCCATTCGTTGAAGATCCTGACGCTGAATTGGAAGAACTCGAAGAAGAGAAGGAAAAGAATAAGGACCGTGTGCCATTCTTTAACCAGGCTAACACGAAGCCAGACGAAGAGGTGACAGATGAAGAACGAGGAGTATTGGACCAAGAGGAAGGCTAATCTCATCTATGAGCAGATGGACAAGGCTGAGAAACAAGCAGATAAGTTTGACGAGATCTACAAGCAATCCAAATCCTATCTAGATAAGCAAATCAACAAGGTTTTTGATAAATTCCAGCGTGATTATGGATTGAGTGAGCGTGATGCTCGTCAGGTCCTAAAGAATATGAAAGACCAAAAGGACCTAAACGAACTTCGTAAGGTTCTTGAAGCTAGGCCAAATGACCCGAACATCCAACGATTACTTGCTGATTTGGACAGTCCAGCCTATGCCTATA